AGCCGTAGGAGGCTGCCATGATCATCGCGTCCCGGTTGCGCGCTTGTTCCTCGAGCCACTGCTCGTTGGCCGCCGCTTCTTGATCCAAAGCAAACTTCGTCATCGCGATCTGCCCGCCGGCCCCAACCGCCGTTGAACCCGCGTTCCAGAACGCAGCCGTCGCTGCGCCTTGGGAGGATGATTTCGCCATCTCGAGTTCCATCTGCAACGCCTCGGCTTTCTCCTTGGCGGCTATCTCTGCAGCACGGATGTCCTGAGTCTGCTGCTCCAGCATCTTTGCCTGTACTTGTTGGGTCGCAACTTCACCCTGGAACAGGTCTCGAGCACCGATAGCCCCCGACCCTGACATCGACTGGGCTTGCTGGAGCTGCCGCTGCTGGGCATCCGTAATGACCCCAGCACGCGCCGCTACACCCTCGGCCTCCATCGAGGCTCGCTGCTCGGCAGTCAGGGCGCCTCCGCCGGCCTGGAGCTCGGCGAGTTTCTTCTCCCACTCCTCGGGGAACATGGCCTTTGCTTGTGCGCGCTCCGCGCCGTAGCGAAGCGCTGCGCCGCCGGCCGCGGCTAAACCTGCAACAAGTAGAGCGCTAACGGGCATGTATCACCTCGATCAGTAGTAGACTTCTAGGGCTATGCCCCAGTTAATGATGGCAGAGCGGTCGATGGTAGACCAGTGTACAAGGCCCACCGATATATCCCGGCCCGTCTTATACACCTTCGTCCCGCTCATATTACCGTACCCGAGCAGGGTGTAGGGGTACCGCGGACCACCCGGGGGGTTGCCTGTTGAGGCGGTCACCCAAGCCTTGTGGTTGTTGACCACTTCCTGAGCGTGCGCTGGGACTATGTTCGTAGTGCCAAGGCTCGAGTCTCGGATATTCTCCGTCACCCACATATAGGCACCCGCACCCTGGGTGCGGTCCCCGTTGTCCGGGCCGTTGTTCGATTCCATCCACCAATGGAAGATGACCGTAGGATGCGGCACGGTCTTCCGTAGACCGATGGTGAATGAGGTCTGCGGAATCGCGGCCCAGTTCTCGAGGGTGGTGGGCTCCGTGACGCCATACCGTTTCCCGGTGAGAAACGCCGTGCCGAACTGGCAGCGAACCAAAGCCCCTCCGTCCCACTGGCTACCCTGGATGCCGGTAACCCCATGCTGAACTCCAGTGATGGGGTCGAGAATCGGAGCCTGGATGTGGCGCGTTTGCACCCACGCTGTATTCTTGAGGTCTGCGGTGACAACGCCCTCGTGGAGATACACCTTCAGCGCATCATCGTTGGCCTTGAGAGCCCCAGCCGAAAGCACGTTCCCATCAACAAACGTGTTGGGGGGAGTGTACGCCATTATGACCCCCGCATATGAACCGCTGAAATACGACCGCTCGAATACGATAATCCCCCAACTGCGTTGATGTCGTACAGCAGCAGGTTCTCGTTGTTCCCAGCAGCCAAGTGAGAAGGGTGAAGGATGCCGGTGAGCTTCACACGCACCCCGTACACCGTCACGGTCCCCGTGGCTGGATACGCCCACATCCCCGACACAGCATAGTAGCCGTGCTCGTTGTGCCCCTCATAGAGAGTTGGGTTTTCGATCTCCCCAGCGGTGGCGATCCCCTCGCTGTACACCGACCACGCACCGACTGTAGAGGTGGCAGCCGTCTGGTGCAGGTAACCACCTTTGTCCGACCCGAAAGTAGACGCAAACCCAGTCTGATTTGGAACCGTCACCCAGGTGGACAACGCCGCGCTGGTGATATCCCACTCAAGGTACATCACCCAGCAGTGCATACCGTCGGTGATATTCCACACACCACCACTCATACCGGGCACTGAGTACAGCCCGGCTGGGGTGGGCACCACGCCTGATCTCCAAGGCGCCCCAACAAAGGTCGGACTCACCGACAAATCCCACCACAACCGGAAGACATCCCCGCTCACGAGAGACCACGGAGCCGCGCTCAGGTCCAGGAAGGTTGCAAGCGCACCCGCCGTCTGTATCTGGTGGTCGAGCAACGCGGCCAAATCTGTAGTGCTCGTCACCGACGTTATAGTCCCGGCCGTGATGTGCATATTGGCGTTGCCGAGCTGAGACTCCTTCGAGTTGAGCACGATGGGCGTATTCGTGAAGTGCGGGATGTCGAACGCCTGGTCACGAGTGTTGTTCGCGTCCAACGCCGGCCCTGGTGGTGCCTGGGTGTAGTCTGAATAGGTATTGTTCAACTCTGTAGCAGAGGTGGTATCTCCAGAATCAACCCGGGTTCTCTCTATTCTACTCATCTCCATCTCCCTACACAGACAACCCGGTTTCCCCAGAGGTGAGCCTGAAGAAGATGAGCCCCAGCGCCCACGTCCGTTATCGCGTCATCCGGCCCCGCGGCCTCTATGCTGAACTGGAGGGTGACCGTCACGTCACCGCTGGGCACCTGCGACTCCCCTACGATGCGGAAGCAATCCATCGCTTTCGCCGGTCCCAGCCGCTCGACCACCACCACATTGTTGTAGAGGATGCGAAGACCCACATAGCGGTCTGCTTGGCGCCCGGGTGGAACGCTGTCCTGCCGGGCGTTCTCGGTCCAGGTCCACCATATCTGTAAGGCGCTGTTGCCAAACCATTCCGTGAGGAGAGATCCCCCCCGAAACCCGGTGAGGCTTGTCTCAAACGCAGTGGTCCAGCCGGAACCATATAGCTGATAAGTGAGCCCCCGGAACTGGCCGGGGTCAGCATTGAGCTGCGACTCCATCACGGCTACTTGCTCGCCTGCCGTCGAGGCCGCCCCGGTTTCCCACGGAACAAACGTCCAGACCTTGTGGCGGGCGCCAGCCTCGATCATCAGCTCGGTGAGGCAGTCTGCCGGGTATTGAGCTCGGTCTAAGCCGGTCATCTGCCCGCGGAACTCCCGGTGCTGGTCGTTGAACTGGTCGGCTTCCACGAGCTGGGCCGGTCGTGCCTCGTGTTGGGTCCACTGCTTCATGCTCTCTTACCGGCGATGACCATTGTTCCCCGGGAAACGTAGTCCAGTTCGTATCCGACAAGCAGGATATCATCGGTGGTCTCGATGCGGAACTTGAACCAGCTACAGGACTGCACCGCAACGGGGATCCGAATCGGGACAAGCCGGGGATCTTGCCACACCGCAGTACCCACAATGCCCGTGTTGTATACCGGCTGGGAAGCCTGATCGGGCGGCTGGTACAAGAACCGCTCGTCGGTGTTGGCCACCGTGTACTCGAAGTCCTTGTACGCCTTGAGCTTCACCGTGACACTGCCCGTGGTCTGAACCCACAGGGTGACGTACTGCACCTGCTTCTTTACCTGGGCGTCCCCGAAGTCATGCCAGCACGATTCGTAGATGGTGGTCGGCGGAGTGCCCACGCTGTAGGCATCCGCTACAATCGAACCCCCAAGAGCTCGAGTAGCTGTGACAGCAAACACCCCTGCCGGGCTATCCGCGCCCGCCTCGACCCCTGTGTGGTGCCCGAAGATGAGCGTGCCGTTGTAGGTCCGGTCGATGCACCCCACCGGAAACCCGACTCGGATGCTCCATCCCTTCTTCTCGAGGTGGAACACACACCCAAGACCCGGCCGGTCGTCCCCGTCAACAGGAATGTAGAGGTGGTAGGCCCGCTCCTGGGGCGAGTACCTCCCCACCGCTCGGGCTGCACACTCTTTGGTTAGACGCACCGTCTGCTTTTGGATCGGGGCGCCGAGAGGAACCACCTCGAAGACTGCGCCACCGTCGAGGCCACCTGTCAGGGCGTAGATGCCGTCCTGGGCGAGGAACACTACACCGAGTCCTGGCACAGCGTCGAGGCTGTGGGGCGACCGGCAAGACACCTGCTTGGTAACCGTCTGGACCGTGAAGCTCGGGTACGTGCCGGTGAGCACGTCGATGCTGTTCTCTCGGAAGATGATGAGGTTGTTGTAGTGCGCGTAGAGCCCGGTGATGGAGCCCCCACCGCCTGTCAAGGTGATGTAGTTGGAGCCTCCGTACTGATCTGGTTGGCCCGGGTTGGAGTAGAACAGCACATTCCCCGAATCGCGGCCCCCATCGAGGAATAGACAGTCCTTGAAAACAGCGCACACCCGAGCATACGGAACAGGGAAGACGACGCTCTCCACCTGGGCGGGTGCGGCGACTGAAAAGGAGGCACTCCTGCGAAACGCGTGGAAGAGCTCCTCGACGTTGTTTCGCACGTCCGCGATAAAGTAGAACTGGCTGCCGTCCTCGAGCGTTCCGTATATGCGCCGGGCCACGGTCCCCTCGGGCCCGATTGGTATCCGCAAGGTCGGGCAGTAGCGGTAACCCTTTCCGCTCGGGATATCCCAGTCGATATCGGTCTCCAAGCTCCGGGGGCTAACGCTGCCTGTGTCGGAGATGAAGGCCACTGCGAACTGGAAGTTGACCTCAATGCCATCGTCGCCGGCGTTATGGCCACCCATGCCAAATATCCCGGGAAAGGAGATAGCCTGGGCATACGCCGGGTACCAGTTGCTGGTACTTGCCCCCGTGTAGGTGTTGGTGCTTGCGCCGGTAGAAACGGTAGATACCGTTGATACCGCCAGGCCACCGGGAGCTGGGG